GCTGGAGTACAAACGCCAGCTGGCTGACCTGGGCGACAAGGTTGAACACCAGAAACGGCTGAATGAGCTGGCACAGCAGGCGGCGCGGTTTGAACAGCAGCAGAGCGCGAAGCAGGCCGCCATCAGCGCAAAAGCCCGCGGCCTCACCGACCGTCAGGCGCAGCGGGAGTCGGAAGAGCAGCGCCTTCGTGACGTGTACGGTGATAATCCGGATGCGCTGGCGAAGGCCACATCTGCACTGAAGAACACCTGGTCTGCGGAGGAGCAGCTTCGTGGAAGCTGGATGGCGGGTCTGAAGTCCGGCTGGGGCGAGTGGGCGGAAAGTGCGACGGACAGTTTTTCGCAGGTTAAAAGCGCGGCCACGCAGACCTTTGACGGTATTGCACAGAATCTGGCAGCGATGCTGACCGGCAGCGAACAGAACTGGCGTGGTTTCACCCGTTCCGTGCTCTCCATGCTGACAGAGATTTTTCTGAAGCAGGCGATGGTGGGGATTGTCGGGCGTATCGGCAGCGCCATTGGTGGTGCTTTCGGTGGTGGCGCATCCGCTTCCACGGGGACGGCCATTCAGGCTGCGGCGGCGAACTTCCATTTCGCGACCGGGGGATTTACGGGAACCGGTGGCAAATATGAGCCAGCGGGGATTGTCCACCGCGGGGAGTTTGTCTTCACGAAGGAGGCAACCAGCCGGATTGGTGTCGGGAACCTGTACCGCCTGATGCGGGGCTATGCGGAAGGGGGGTATGTGGGTGCTGCCGGAAGTCCGGCGCAGATGCGGCGGGCGGAAGGTATTAATTTTAATCAGAACAATCACGTGGTGATTCAGAACGACGGCATCAACGGACAGGCCGGGCCGCAGCTGATGAAAGCGGTGTATGAGATGGCCCGTAAAGGTGCGCAGGATGAGCTCCGGCTGCAGTTGCGTGATGGCGGTCTGTTATCGGGGAGCGGGCGATGAAAACCTTTCGCTGGAAAGTGAAACCGGATATGGAGGTGAACTCGCAGCCATCGGTGCGTGAAGTGCGTTTTGGTGACGGGTACTCACAGCGTATGGCGGCAGGGCTGAATGCTGACCTGAAAACATACCGGGTGATGCTTTCCGTGACCCGGGAGGAGGCCCGGCATCTGGAAGCGTTCCTGGCAGAGCACGGTGGCTGGAAGGCATTTTTGTGGAAGCCACCCTATGCATACCGGCAGATAAAGGTGACCTGTGCCGGGTGGTCTGCGCGGGTCGGGATGTTGCGCGTTGAGTTCAGCGCGGAGTTTAAGCAGGTGGTGAACTGATGCAGGATATTCACGAAGAAAGTCTGAACGAGTCGGTTAAATCAGAGCAGTCACCGCGGGTGGTACTCTGGGAAATCGACCTGACGGTACAGGGCGGTGAGCGGTATTTTTTCTGTAATGAGCTGAATGAAAAAGGGGAGCCGGTCACCTGGCAGGGGCGTAAGTATGAGGCATACCCGATTGAGGGCAGCGGCTTTGAGATGAACGGAAAGGGCAGCAGTGCCAGACCGTTGCTGACGGTGTCCAATCTGTTTGGCCTTGTCACCGGGATGGCGGAAGACCTGCAGAGTCTGGTGGGGGCCACGGTGGTCCGCCGCCGGGTGTATGCCCGTTTTCTGGATGCGGTGAATTTCGTTGCGGGCAATCCGGAAGCGGACCCGGAGCAGGAGCTGAGTGACCGCTGGGTGGTGGAGCAGATGTCAGAGCTGACGGCCATGACGGCCTCGTTTGTGCTGGCCACACCGACCGAGACGGACGGGGCGCTGTTTCCCGGTCGCATCATGCTGGCGAACACCTGTATGTGGACCTACCGCTCTGATGAGTGTGGTTACACGGGCGGGGCTGTGGCGGATGAGTTCGATAAACCCACCACGGATATCCGTAAGGACAGATGCAGCAAGTGCATGCGCGGGTGTGAACTGCGCAGGAATGTCGGCAATTTTGGCGGTTTCCTTTCCATTAATAAACTTTCGCAGTAAATCCCGGTTTATGACACAGACTGAATCAGCGATTCTGGCGCATGCCCGGCGGTGTGCGCCTGCGGAGTCGTGCGGCTTCGTGATAAGCACGCCGGAGGGCAACCAGTACCAGCCGTGCGTGAATATCTCTGCAGAGCCTGAGGCGTATTTTCGTATCGCACCGGAAGACTGGCTGCGGGCAGAGATGTCGGGGGAGATTGTGGCACTGGTCCACAGTCATCCCGGTGGGCTGCCCTGGCTGAGCGAGGCTGACCGGCGGCTGCAGATAAAAAGCGCACTGCCCTGGTGGCTGGTCTGCCGGGGTGACATTCACAAATTCCGCTGTGTGCCACATCTGACAGGACGGCGCTTTGCGCACGGGGTGACGGACTGTTACACGCTGTTCCGGGATGCATACCATCTGGCAGGCATTGATATGCCGGATTTTCACCGTGAGGATGACTGGTGGTGCAACGGTCAGAACCTTTACCTGGACAATATGGAGGCAACGGGCTTTTACCGGGTGCCCCTGTCCTCTGCACTGCCGGGCGATATCCTGCTGTGCTGCTTCGGCGCATCGGTGGCTAATCATGCCGCCATTTACTGCGGCAACGGTGAACTGCTTCACCATATTCCTGAACAACTGAGTAAACGGGAGAGTTATTCCGAAAAATGGCAACGACGAACGCATTCTGTCTGGCGTCACCGCCACTGGTCCGCATCTGCCTTCACGGGGATTTACAACGATTTGGCCGCCGCCTCAGCCTGTATGTGAACACGGCAGCGGAAGCCATTCGCGCCCTGTCGATGCAGATGCCGGGCTTTCGCCTTCAGATGAACGAAGGCTGGTACCAGATACGTATTGCCGGTTATGACACGGCACCGGAGGCGGTGTACGCCCGTCTTCACGAACAGCTGGGTGAGGGAACGGTCATCCATATTGTGCCGCGACTGGCCGGGGCCGGAAAGGGTGGACTGCAGATTGTGCTGGGGGCGGCAGCCATCGTGGGCTCTTTCTTCACTGCCGGGGCATCAATGGCGTTATGGGGTTCAGCCCTGGCAGCCGGTGGTTTTTCTGCCACCACGATGCTGTTTTCACTGGGTGCCAGCATGATACTGGGCGGTGTGGCCCAGATGCTGGCCCCGAAGGCAAAAACACCGGATTACCGCGCAACGGATAACGGCAGACAGAACACGTATTTTTCCTCACTGGACAACATGATTGCCCAGGGCAACCCGATGCCGGTGCCCTACGGTGAAATGCTGGTTGGTTCACGACGTATCTCTCAGGACATCAGCACCCGTGATGAAGGCGGAGACGGAAAGGTGGTGGTTATTGGTCGACAGGGATAAAACATAAAAAAATCCCGCAGTGATCGCGGAGCTGCGGGGACAGACAAATGAAGATTAATGTTAAGGAGTTGTTTTTGTTACTCGGGCAAAAAAACACTAACGCAGCGAAATTATAAGCGCCACAGTCAGTGTGTGAAAATGTGAAGATATTCAGAATTTTTATGCCATTACCGGTTTTAACCAACAGGATTATCGGTGGGCATGAAAGAAAACCCCGGTATCTGCTGATACCGGGGTTTCTGTTTAGCATGGCAGAAATGTGTTTCATGCTTTTCGGGCGAAGGATATCCGACTTCTGTACGGAATGGCAAGTGGCGGTTAATTTATTCAGGGGAAGGCTGTATGGGAAAAGGTGGCGGTAAGGCACACACGCCTCGTGAGGCGAAGGATAATCTCAAATCCACGCAGATGATGAGCGTGATTGATGCGATTGGTGAGGGACCCATTGAAGGTCCGGTGAAAGGCCTGCAGAGTATTCTGGTGAACAAAACCCCGCTGACGGACACGGACGGTAATCCCGTGATACACGGTGTGACCGCGGTCTGGCGCGCCGGGGAGCAGGAGCAGACACCACCGGAAGGCTTTGAGTCCTCCGGAGCTGAAACTGTACTGGGTGTGGAAGTGACGAAGGCAAAACCGGTGACACGCACCATTACGTCAGCGAACATTGACCGCCTGCGGGTGACCTTCGGGGTGCAGTCACTGGTGGAGACCACGTCAAAGGGTGACCGTAATCCGTCCTCTGTCCGTCTGCTGATTCAGTTACAGCGTAACGGTAACTGGGTGACAGAAAAGGATGTCACCATTAACGGCAAGACCACCTCACAGTTCCTGGCCTCGGTGATTCTGGATAATCTGCCTCCCCGCCCCTTTAACATCCGGATGGTCAGGGAGACGGCGGACAGCACCACGGACCAGCTGCAGAATAAGACGCTCTGGTCGTCATACACCGAAATCATCGATGTAAAACAGTGCTACCCGAACACGGCCATTGTGGGGCTGCAGGTGGATGCGGAGCAGTTCGGCGGCCAGCAGATGACGGTGAACTACCATATCCGCGGTCGCATCATCCAGGTGCCGTCAAACTATGACCCGGAAAAACGCACGTACAGTGGTATCTGGGACGGCAGTCTGAAACCGGCATACAGCAACAACCCGGCCTGGTGTCTGTGGGACATGCTGACTCACCCGCGCTACGGCATGGGAAAACGTCTGGGGGCGGCGGATGTGGACAAGTGGGCGCTGTATGCCATCGGGCAGTACTGCGACCAGACGGTCCCGGATGGTTTCGGGGGCACAGAGCCGCGGATGACCTTTAATGCGTACCTGGCACAACAGCGTAAGGTGTGGGACGTTCTCAGTGATTTCTGCTCGGCGATGCGCTGTATGCCGGTATGGAACGGCCAGACGCTGACGTTCGTTCAGGACCGCCCGTCGGATGTGGTGTGGCCGTACACCNNCCGTGCCGGGCTGTGGGTGATAAAGACAGAACTGCTGGAAACGCAGACGGTGGATTTCACACTCGGGTCACAGGGGCTGCGGCACACACCCGGTGACATTATTGAAATCTGTGATAATGACTATGCCGGGACCCTGACCGGCGGACGTGTCCTGTCCATTGATGCTGCCACCCGCACCCTGACGCTGGACCGTGAAGTGACACTTCCGGGGACAGGTACATTGACGGTGAACCTGATTAACGGCAGCGGTAAGCCGGTGAGTGTGGACATCACCGCACACCCCGCGCCGGACCGGATACAGGTCAGCCCCTTGCCGGATGGCGTGGAGACATACGGGGTGTGGGGACTCTCCCTGCCGTCACTGCGCCGTCGCCTGTTCCGCTGTGTCTCCATCCGGGAAAACACGGACGGCACCTTTGCCATCACGGCGGTGCAGCACGTACCGGAAAAAGAAGCCATTGTGGATAACGGAGCCCGCTTTGAGCCGCAGTCAGGCACCCTGAACAGCGTTATCCCACCGGCAGTACAGCACCTCACGGTGGAGGTTAGCGCAGCTGACAGCCAGTATCTGGCGCTGGCGAAATGGGACACGCCGAGGGTGGTGAAGGGCGTGCGCTTCAGTCTGCGCCTGACCAGTGGAAGCGGTGAGAACAGCCGCCTGCTGACCACCGCCATCACTGCCGATACGGAGCACCGTTTCAGTGGCCTGCCTCTCGGGGAATACACCCTGACGGTCAGGGCGATTAACAGCTATGGCCAGCAGGGCGAACCCGCCACCACCACGTTCCGGATTAACGCACCGGCAGCGCCTGCCGGTGTTGAACTGACGCCGGGGTATTTTCAGATAACGGCGGTACCGCGTCTTGCGGTGTATGACCCGACGGTGCAGTTTGAGTTCTGGTTTTCGGAGGCAAAAATTGCAGACGCCGCACAGGTGGAAACCTCTGCCCGTTATCTGGGGACAGGCAGCCAGTGGAGCGTCTCCGGCAGCCAGATTAAACCCGGGAAAGTTTTCTGGTTTTACGTGCGCAGCGTCAATCTGGTGGGTAAATCCGCGTTTGTTGAAGCCAGTGGACGGGCCAGTGATGATGCTGCGGGCTATCTGGAGTTTTTCCGGGAAAAGATAGGAAAAACACATCTGGCAGAGGCGTTGTGGGCAGAGATTGACAACAGCAAGCTGAAGGACGAGATGGCGGAAATGC